GTAGTCGGGGGCAATGTCAATACCCAATCGCTGTACCTCCGCACACATTTCACCGACCACTGATTCAGGTAGCACCATTGCAAGTGCGGGCGGTGCTGATTTCGGTTCCGCTTTTACCTGTGACTTTTTCGCTTTCTCATTGATGAACAGGTCGGGGTCAAATGAGACATATCGAAGTGATGCTACACTCGATGGGGCTGGGTCAACAACTATCCCGAACCGCTTAAAATAGTAGTCCTGAATCCACCTGAATGATTCCTTGTGCTTATCGGGGTTGATCCGCACAAGTACGACAAGGCCGCGCCCCGATGCAGACCCGAATAAGGCGTATGTGTATGGATCCTCATTCAGTTCGGTTCGATCGGTATATCCGTCAATGTCAATCGAAATGAATCCGCTGTGCTCAAGCATCAGTTCAGCCTTGCGCTCTCGAAAGGTGCCGCTCACGGTCACGCTTGGAAGGTTGCGCTTCATGCCATCGCGCACCTTTTTATCCTCAACCTTTCTTATCGCCTCAATCTGATCCTTCCATTTTCCGAAACGAACGGCACTCAGGAAGTCGGAAATGGTTGTCTGCTCATCGGCAATGTGCGGCCTGTCCTTTTCGGGCAATCGCTTGAATAGGCTAATGTTGGCCATGAAAAGCATAAGGGGGCCGCGTGACAAGCGCGGAAACAGGCCTGCCACCATGAGCGCAGCACCTATTTACTTCCCCCTGTATTAAGTTGTTCCTGTGGGTTTCATGGATTTAAGGTCGGTTTGTCACTCCGACCTTGCAAATATACTAAATTCTCAGTTGCCGCGCATCGTCATCATCCTGAAATGACACGTCTCGCCATGCAGGGTCGCGTAGTACCCGCTCGGCTTGTTGTCAATCGGTTTGATGGTGCGTTTTCCATTGTGCTGCCCACGGTACGCGCGTATCAGTTCCCTTGTCGCGCGTTCGCTTGTGAACGTCTCAGGGTGTTCATTGAACAGGTGCCGCGCGAGTGTGCATGTCGGCCATGTGTTGTAGTCGGGGTCTGACAGGTATCGGCAGACGGTATGGCCTTTGGGGGTGCGCTTGCTCATATGGTTCAAAAATGAATGATTCATCGGTCAGAACGGCAAAGAATCGCCATCGGGACTGATCGGCTCAGGGGTGTTCGATGCGGGAATGTTGGCGGGCGGCTGCATCCGTTCAGCAACGGTAACCTTCCACCCCGTGATCGAAGGGAAGTACCGCCCATTGTATTCGCGGCCTCCGATGTTCACCTCAACAGTCACACGTTGGCCGACCGTGACCTGATCCAATAAGGCGCACTTGTCTTTTTTGAACTCGATCGGGCAGAGGTTGTCGTACTTATCGGCTGTTTCGACCACAAGCAAACGCTTCTGAAACCCGTTCGATCCGATCGATTCTGTTTGTCCAACGTATCGGACGGTTCCTTCAATCTGCATCCTGTTCGCTCTTTTCAGCCCCTTTCGGCCTACGTATTCTCAGCAGGGCGTTCTCACATTGCGCCATTGCAATAGGTAGGTTCGCAGCCTTCTCAACTTCGCCAACAGGTATCCACCGATGCGGCCCCGTTTGCTTCCATATCTGCCAGTCGAACCCTTCGCCCGTTGGCTTGATACGGGCATCGTGATTGACGTTGCGAATAGGTTTGCGCAGGCGATGTTCACCCCTCGCGTTTCTCCAGTTTGTTTCCATGCGTCAAAAGTGGTAATTTATTTTGTGGGTTGTGGGTTCATGGTTGCGTAGTTGTTTCGGTTGCCAGCTCCCCCTTCCTTCTATCCTTTGCCTCCGCAACGCCATCAGCGGTCTTTACCGCGCCCGATAGACCCGCCCACACTTTGCCAAGCGCGTCAATGTTTTCAGCCTGTGCGATTGCGGCAAGTGCGGGTGCGGTGTCAATCTGCGCGGGTGCGGCAACGGTCAGCGGTTTGACGGTGAACGGCTTGCGGCTTGTTTTGGAGGCTGTCAGCGCGATCGTTTTCGGCCCGTCAATGTGGCTAAGATGCGATATTCGTATACCACCAACCGCAATGCCTCCGAACATGACAGCGGGATCAAGGTGGAGTGTAATTGATCGGCCAACGTATTCGCCACCGTTCGCGCCCCAAATTGCGACAAGTAGCCGCCTCATTGATTTGCAAGGTTTGTAAGGTTTCCCGTTGTCGCCTTCGTAATGAATAGCGACAGGTTGTTGCGGGTCTGCCGACCCCTTGACCGCGACCACCTTAATAGTGATCGGGCCTGTGATCAGATCGTCCGCGTTCAGTTGGTCGCTTTTCGGGACAATTGTAGGCGATAGGTCGATTGATTCGTGGGTCATGGGTGTATTGTATTAGAGAGAAAAACGCAGTTCCATTCGTTTAGTATGACTATTTCAGCCATCTCGTTTAGTAGTTCTTGACTGAACGGGCAAGGTTCGTTAAACAGGTTTACAAGGTTGTCAATTGTGAAGTACTCGCGCACCTCTTTTGGTGCCCCGAACTGGTCTCCGTTATCGAATCCTGTTGCATCATTGATCTGTGAGCGTGTCATTTCCCCTTGCTTTTTAATTACCCCACAAACATACTACAACCCGCGCAACTATGCAAATTTATTTTGCTGTTTTGGCGTATGTGGTTGATTGTGAGGGAGAAAGAGTTTAGCCGCGAACGACACTCAAGGCGTTTATTAATTGGGTGGACAGTTCCATGTAAAACTTACCCTTATCAATATCTTGACCATTTGATTTCAAGGCAAGCTCTTTTATGTGTTCGTTCGCAAACCAAATTTCAGTCAATGAGTATTGCCTTTTATTGTTGGCAATCTCATTCCAAAGATCGACCAACGATTGAAAGTCGTTCGTTGCGTCCGCGTCCTTAAGGATCTGTGTGATAGTCCTACTCATCACTCCCCTGAATTTCCCCACCCCCCAACGCCTCCATGTATTCGGAAACTGGCATCCCCGCTGACTTATCCTGATAGTCAGCGATCACCTTCTCAACATCGGCCTCGAATTTCTTAGCCGCCTGTTCGATCAGGGCGTGATAGGCGGGGTCTGCCTCTACGCGAACGACCTGCATCGGCATACCATTAGCGAACGAAATGAAGTCGCACCATTCGCGGCCCGTGACCCAGAGGCCAGTCTGAATTTGCGCGATATGTTCATTCGGAACCACCCCGCTCGCGATCCGTTCGACCTGAATCCTTGACTTGGCGGACTTGATCTCAATGATGCCGTCACCGCCCACAAGACCATCGGGCGAATAACCCACAAGGAATCCCAAGCGGTCGTTCGTAACGAACCCACACTCCTTCACTGGGTAGTAGTGCAGCGCGTACAATTCACGCGCCCTCACCTCTTCCAATTGGCCGCGCATCATGTCGAAGGATTGGAATGTTTCATCGGTTCGGTTGTTGATCCGCTGTGCCGCAATCTCGTAAACGTGCGCCCTTACTTTGTCGTTGTCGGCCAACTTTCCCGTTGGCGTGATAAGCGTTTTGATGGCGGTCGTTGTCAGCACCCCGCGCCTGATAGCGTGCCATTCGGGGGTGCCTTGTTCGATGTCGAAGTGGTAGTGGGTCATTGTTTGGCAAAGTTGTTTCGCGAACCGTGCCGCGACATTGAAATTGAATTAAAAGAGTATTGAAACGGGGTTAAACTTTAGCCCTCAGTTCCTTATTATCCCCCTCGACCTTTTCCTCATCGATGAGCGCGATAATAGACTTCCATTGCAGCCTGGGCACATGTCGCTTGAGCCTCAGATACGGCATCGGGCCTATCCTTTGCAGCGTTTCGAGGGCCGTTTTCTGTAGCGGTGTCATTGTATCTCCAGTTCGCTTGTAATGTTCTCAAGACCGAAAAGTATGTCGAACTCGCGCGTAACGTCTCTGTTACCGATCTTGACGGTGGTAATCGCTGCTGTTGACGGATCATCGCCACCCGCGTCAGTTGTGCCACGGTAGCGCGATATGACAGCGTTCACCTCTTTGGTGGTGCTGATGCCGTCAGGGGATGATATTTCGATTGTTAGTGTCATGCGTTCGTGTTGTTACGCCTCCGATTCTGACCACCTTACTTCCATGACCCGCACTGCGCCCTCGACCTGAATGGTGTAGTTGTCGGCTATTCTGATGAACGTGCGATATGCGGGCGTTATCTGATCGGGTGCCTCGTGCCCCACGCCCAACGCTCGGCATATTTCGCCAAGTGCGGTGTCCGTTGTTGTGATCGTACGCAGGCACCTTTCGCCATTCGGCACGTTGTAGCCCGCATAGTGAATGATGCGCTCGGCAACGTCACGCCCTTCGGCTGTGGCGTATATGCCTGATCGGAGTTTGTCGGTGGTGGTCATGGGTTAGGCGGGTATCACTTTTGCTACAACGTCTTTTGAACCCGTGTAGCTAACATCGTGAAGGTATTTTGATGGTATGCTTGTAAACGCACCATTTTCATCCTTAACAATGTATCTGGTTCGCTCATAGGTCGCCACCCATTCAAGTGACGCTTTTGCCGCCCCTGCAATTGTTTTGAATTGCCCAGTCACTGGCGATGCGATCATCGAAAATGAGGCGGAGCTTGGTTTTGCCTTAAACGTTTTCATGTTTTCTGTCGTTTGGTTACGGGGTCAAATATCCCCCGCCAAAACAGGCGCGACATTAAAACGGAATGAAAATGTGATTAAAATGCAGGGGCTACTTGCCCTCTAATATGGTCAGGCGGTTCTCCAATACCTCAATCTGCTTTGCCTGAGTGAGACACACACCTTCCAATATCTTGACCCGTGCGCGAAGTGTTGACCTGTTCTGAATAGCCTCGGTAATCAATCTAAGCACCAATTCTGCACCGTTGAATATCAGTTGAAACGGTATCGGGTTGCCGTTTGACAGGTTCTCAGCGGCCTGTTTCTGAAGTGCGGTGTTGCTCATTTCTCTTTCCAATTTTCGTCAATATCGTCAATATGGTATGCGTTCCACGTGTCGTCAGGGTAATCGACCACCACTGTTATGCCGTTGAAACCAGCAACGACACACTCGTTGCCATTCGGATCAATCAGGTGTTTGCCTACGTGTAGGGTCATGCGCTCACGCTTTCCTGTGCGTTGATTGCTCATTTCTTCGTATTGTATTCGCGAACCTCTCCAGTATTCGGGTCGGTCACAATCGTGTTAAGGTGGTCGTGTTTCCCATCGTCAACCCAAATCATGTGACCAGGAGCAACATGATAGTTGGGCAGGTCTTTCAATTCGTGGTTCATTTCCTTGAGTTTCTCAACTACGGCAATGTGGTACTTGAGCCAAATGCACAGATCAACCGCAAGCCGATCGACATTCTCAGGTGTTGCGACATTGATAAGCCGCTCGAACGAATCGATGCGGTATTCTTTTGGCTTCTTTTTGCTCATGGCTTAACAATCACGATCTTGTTGACGTTGTTCGGGCCTGTGTCCTTTGAGTCCATGTGGAGCCAGCCAAAGTAGGGGCCTGTACTGCGCGAAGTGTAGGCAATGTCCTCAACCCTTCTAATTCCCATTGCGTATGCCTCAATGGGGTGCGATATGATCCACTCAAACACCTTGCGAGGCGTTACGCCTTTGGTCAGGAATTTCAGATCAAATGCGGCCCCCGTTTTGTGCATCGAGTACTTCGCGCCCGTTGCCGTATCCGACCGCCTCAATCCGCTTTCGGTGTAGCCACGCCCGTTGATAAGGATCGGGCCGAACTTGTCGCGCAGGGCATCGATGGCACGTAGCGCGTTCGGATCGAGCATGGCCCAACATTCGTCCTCTGTGTGGTTGGCAAGGAACCACGGGTCAACGAGTTCGGGAAGGGTGAAGTGTTTGGTCATCCTATCAGTCTAATCAGGTTCAACAGGTCGGTGTAGGTCTTGATGCCGTTAAATTCACAATCTTCTATCCACACCGAAATCAAATCGTGGCGGATAATTACTTCAATCGTGTTGTGGGTGTAAACGAGACTGTTCGTTTTGTTTCCAAACCCATCCTCAATCAGTCTCCAAGGCACTATATGGTCGTGCATTAGATCAACATGCTGATGAATCTTGATCTCTTTTCTCAGTGCCATTTTAGGCTTGTGGTAGTCTAATCGCCCGAATATCAGCACCGAACCGTCAACAATATAGGCCAAATCATAATTAAGTTCTACGAAACGGCTCGGCCTGTCTGGTAAGTTTGGATTAGCTGATATAATATCGGCCCACTCCGCCTCTGTTGTCGGCCTGCAATACGACTGCTCAAGCCTTTCCGTTGTTGATTTCATCCCCTCCGATGTTTGCGTTTGGTGGCCTTAGAAATGTGCAGGCGGTTGCTCTTTTTCTTGCGCTGTTTGGCGGTCAGGTTGTATCGGCCAGTATTGCGGGGTGGCGTATATACGCCTGTGTAGCGGGTCAGCGTAAAAGCCTCCGCCATTGATACAAGTGCTGCGAGTGTTTTCATGCCGCCAAATTTCACCCCTAAAACGGCACCGACAATTAAAACGAGATTAAACCTTGCCCTGCCCGCGATATTTCTTTTCGGGTGGGTTGTTCTTTGAGTGAACGCCTGCCCGCTTACGCTTCGGGCGCGGCTTGTGCTGTGTTGCGTTGGTCTTTGTCACGGCTTGATTTCGATGATCCAAAGTAGTAATTCAATACCGTTCCGAAAGCGGTCAGCAATGCGCCTAATGCGATGTTCACGAGGTCGTGCGAGCTGTCGGGTATGGGTGCGTAGAACAACAGGAACACGAGCGCAAACGTGCCAGTAATAACGGCAAAAGCTAACAGCCCCATGAACACGTTTCGGCCCTGCATCGTGGCCGCTAATTTAGTCAGAAAGGGCAATATCTGTCGTCTATCTTAACGAGTAGCGGTCTGAGCGATTTGTACGACATGAACCGACTGCGCCTTTTATTTGCCACTTTAAGGCGTATGTTGTTGATAGCGTGGTGGTCATGCTTTAGTTGTGTTGCGCGTATTCGGGAGTTAGCGAGAATGATTAATCCATGCCAACAATATGTCTATTTGGTCTTTGTTTAATATAAAAGTATTATTTTCTCCATCGTCAATACCAATTTCAATATCACCATCTTTGTAATTAAAAAATGACAATTCTTTGGTTCTGCCTCTGAATAACAAATCACTCTCGCTAACACAGGCTATATGCAATGCCTGTTTAGTGCTATCATCTAAGTTTATTATATCTTCAATCATTTATGCAATTTATTAAGTTAGTGCAAGTTTTACGGCACTGCACATAGCCAAACCGTTATGTGCAAGCACTACAACCGTACCTCCGTCTTTGCCGTTGTTATTCCGCCTCGTTCCCATCACCGCAAAGGAAAAGCGGAAAATGGCGCGCGAAATGAAGATGAGATTAAACTTTACGCCCCAGTCAGATCATCGCGGTGCGGTCGTTTCACCTTCATAGTCATGCCCTGTGCCTCCATTGCCCGCGAAATGGCCTCCGTGAGGTCGTGAATAACCTCTCCCTGCTTGTCGATGCGGGCCGACATTGCGGCCTTTGAATCCTCACACCTCTTTAGATCAGCCTTGATTTCTGTCAGGTCGGTGCGCAGTTCGTGGGCCACACTAATCATTGTACCGACTGCCGTCTGCTCAGATTGCACGTCTGTCAACTGCGCCTGAGCTTTTGTGAGTTTCGCATTTTCGGCCTTGACTTTCCATGCCCACGTCCCACTGATAGCTGCGACACCTATTGAGAATATAGTATCGGCCTTTTTAATTGCGAGGTCGGTCAGGTCGGCAATTTCCATTGGTAGGGCTGTTTCGGTCATGGTATCTCTGTCGGTTCTGGCACGTAGTCAACGAGTGGCAATTTGCACACCCATTCGAGGCCCTTCGTCTCGCAACCGTTTACCTCTTGTTCGGATATGGCCCACCCGTCCTGAGTCTTGAACGGAGCGAAGTAGCAATCGGGCTGCCACTCTTGCCCGCGTAGTTCTTTGGCCTGTTCGTCTGTGATGTGTGCGATCATTACACCTGCCTGCTGAGTGTTGTCTGAAAGGTCTGCATGACTGATCGGAAGTGTGTTTCCTCCTCCGCGTTCAGGCCGTCAGTCAGCCACGCTGCGGCATAGTTGCGGGCGGTGTTGAATCCGCCCCCGCTGAACTGGCCCAATATGAAATTGGTGGCTGCTGGCGCGCTACTTGTTGCCGCTGTTGTCCTTTGCCCCTGTCCGTTCAAATTAAGCTCGGTGGCAGACGAAACAACCCGCGAGGCCATCAATGTACCGCGCACGTCAGCGGGTGCCGTTGTGGTAGCTGTAGATGCCCCGTTGTTGATGTCGAAGTATGCCGTGCCTGAGATGTTGCCTGCAAGCCACGTTCGAGGCGTTACCGACCCCGACCACTCAACACCGCTTTGGCCCGCTGTTCGGTTATACACGCCCATCGTCAGGCTATTCTGACCCGTGACGTTGTTCGCTAATTTACTATCAGCTGACGTGTTGGTTCCGTTGCCAGTGACTCCGTTGCTGTCGTGAGTCCACCCGCCAGCGAATACTAAGCGATAGGCTGCATCGAGGTCACGCGGATCTTTGAGATTGTATTTGTGGGTAGTCGCTGTGCCGCCCACGAATGGGTATAATGCGCGAACCTTCGACCATAGACCGTAGTCATCCAAGCGCAGAGCTAACGATCGAAGTGCCCCCGTTATGGTCGCGTCAACGATTCCCGTGTTCGTGAGGAAGTCTGTGACCTGAGTCATTTGGGCCACCGTCACCTGAATGGTCGCGCCAACGGTGGTCACGCCATCGGTCGCAGTCACCATGATGGTCTGAGTCGAATAGCCCCGCGCGGTGATGGCTAATGCGTTGCCCGCCTGCGTAGTGCGCGAATACCCCCCTATGCTATCCGATGGGTAGCTGAAGGTGTACGATGTAGGCGTTAGTCCTGTTGCGGTCGCTGTGATGGTGAACGACCCACCGTATGCAGGTGTAGCTGTTGAGGTGGCGAGTGATATTGATGGTGTCACCACATTCAAAGATCCACCACTCAGAACCGACCCGTAAGCACCACCATTGAGCGTTACCGTTCCGTTCGGGGCTGTGATGTTCGCGGTCGAATCAGACTGAATCGCGGTCGTTGATAGCGTGTTGCTTGCCGTGTCCTTCAATACCGCTGTAGCATCGGGCGCTGTTATGTCGGCACTTGCGCCACTTGCGATTGACCCCGTGCTGATGGTCGTACCGCCTGACTTTTTCAGGGTGTAGGCGGCAGGGTCGCACGTTGTTCCGTATGCGGCCTCCAGACACGCCACTTGTGCGGGTGTCAGTCGCGCCAATACCGAAGCATCGCAGAAGTCGTAAAGGGTCAATCCGTCAACCGTTGGCGGAATTGTCGCGCCACTTTCAGGGATGGGGCATTTTGCGAAATCCCAAATCTGCTTAATGTTTAGTGTATAGCCACAACCCGCCACGCGGTCAGGCCCCTCTTCGGTGAACGGTTCAATTCGACCGCTGCGCTCAATTATGTAGGTCTGCCCGTGTTGCTGTGCGAACCACGCGATAATATCGAGCATGACCGACAGGCGGTCACTTATCACCTCCTGTTCGTGTCCATCGGTATCATCGCCCTCCTCGCCTGCCCTTACGCGATCTGCACAAATAAGATTGATGCGGTCGGTAACGTATTGGTCTGATATGTCGCGGCCCTCGCTATTTATCCAAAGAATAGGATATACTCGGTCAGGTCTGCCGTTCTCCCATTCCTTCTTATCGCCTACCCCGCTGCTGCTGATCTGCGCGTGTGCCGCTGCCAGCGTTTGGATTTGCGCGATTATCTGATTGAGCGTGAGCATTTAGGTAGGCCCTTAGTTTGGCTTCGTTTATCTCGTTTCTGTTAGTTGAGGTCAATCTGCTCATCGCGGTATTTCTGTCTGAAAGACGTTGGGCGGTCGGTTCGGCCTAAAAATATCGCAGACGTGAAAGCCTCGCGGGTCGGGTGTATCACGTCTGACCCGCTGCCTGGATTCTGATAGGTCGGATAGTCGGCCTCGTTCTCGCAAAGGAAAGCAACGAGGCGAGACTCGTACCATTCGGCCTTGTCGTTTGCCTTATTAGCGAGCGCGTCAATTGTGGCGCGGCCTGCAAGCTGCGAATTTTCGCTACTTAGATTAGTTACGCCCTTGTTCATCAGCTTATTCGATGACCAATAGGCCGACTCAGCCGTGACCCTCCAAATAAGAATAGGCTGAATGTAGTCGTTTATGAGTGTTGTATTTGCTGCCGTGAGCGTATTTGCTATGACCTGAGTTTTCAGCAGTTCGTACAGGGTCGAGCCTGTCAGCCGTTGAATGTGCTGATCCTGTGCCCATAGGATAGTCTCACGCAGATACTTAATATCTACGTTGTCGGATATGAATGACCTCTCCTTTAGGGTGCTTTCGGATATGAATAGCGCGTTTGCCATCTTACTTCACTTGGATTAGTACACGTTCCCATGCGTGACGGCAGTAGTGCGTTGTTCCGGACCCGTCCTTCCTTGTCCAAAAACCACCCCTCCGCTGCCAAACGTTGCGATCTTCTGACAAGCTCACACGGGTAATGTCGGCCTGACTCCATACGCGTGTTTTGGAAAGCTTGACCATTTTACGGCAGAACTCCCGCGTGGTGTCCATCACATCGGGGCCACTTACACCCATTCCAAGGACGTATCGGTATGCGATGGCGAATGAGGCTGGTAATGGTTTAACCGCTTGCATGGCCTGATCGCCCGCGTTCGTGATCTTGGCCAGGCGTTGTTCCGAACCAATGACCGATGTTATCTCCAGTCGAAGGAAGCCCGCGTTGATGTTTCGATTGACAGCGGCTTGCACGGCATTAATGGTAGTCGATAGTGCGTCCGCCACCTCTTGCATCGGCATTGACGGGTTCTTTTTCAACTGTGCAAGCACGCCCATATCGAATGAAGTAGTTGGCGAATCGAACCCATAGGCCATCAGTTCACCCTCACGGGCTTGCATATCTTCGAGCGACAGGTAATGATCGAATCGGTGTGCCGCGATCACTTGGCCCGTATGTACTTCGGTGCCGCAAGCCGCGAAACGTGCTACAAGGCGTGAATCGGAATCCTGTGAGGACATTTCGACTGGGGCCGTTGGCGTAACGGGTAACGCGACCTTTCCTGTGACAATAGCCTGCGCCTGTTCGCGTGTGAATCCATACAACTCTATCATCAGTTCGATGGCCGAAGCCTCACCAATGATACCCTGTTGAACATTTTGAAGAACGGTAATAATACCTGTAACACCTCCGACTGTGCCCTTCAATGATGCCTGCGCATCGGCAGCGGTGGAGTCAATGTCAGTTGCAATAGGTGCCAGTCCCGACTTCGCCCGAATTTCATCAGGGGTCATAACACCCACTAAGGTCATTTCGCTGAACTCCTGCGCGATCGGTTCGGTCTGCTCGATGTCTATATTCTTCGGAACACCGTTAACGCCCGCAAGGTTATTGAACGCATCCAAAATGAATGCCTGACGCGCCTGAACGTAGGTCTTTTGGAACAGCTCGTAGCTATCCCTTATCTGATTGCGGGTAGCAAAGATTCCTTCGGGTTTGATACCGAACAAAGCAGGGTCAACAATGCGGTGCCCCGTGAAAATCTCCTTTTCAACCGTGCGATTGAGAATGTCGAAACGCTTGTCGAGGTCGTTTCCGCTGAGTTGGTTTATTTCAGGGCCTTGCTCTTTAGTGTCGTTGAAGGTCAGTAGTACTTTATTAGCATTGTCTGATCCTCCGAACTTGTCGATGATCTGTTGCTCGATTTTCTCTTTGTCTTCTTCGGTGGGCTGACCATTGAAGAAGTTGATGATCGTTCCCGCCATAAATCCATTTTTGATACCGTTCAAATGGAAGTTGGCAATTTCACCGTCAAGCTCAATGTATGGTATTGCCCCGATGTACGATGGCAACGGGTAAACGGCTTTAGTCGGGTCGTATACCTTCAGATACAGGATAGACTTCTCAGCGGGCGTGTTGACGTTGAAAGTGGGTATAACGTCCACGTTGTCAGGCTGTGATTTCTTCCATCCATCAGCCGAATAGTACACAACCTTGCCATCCTTATCGAGGCGGCACTTGTTGAATGAGACGTGTGATAGCTTGGCTATCTTCTTTCGAGTGCTGTTATAGATGACCTCGATGGCCGCACCGTTGAATAACTCAACGTCCAACGCGACCTGATCCAGCAACCGATCAAGATCCATCGATTTGATGAAGTCCTGCGTCTCTGCCTCTTTAATGGTGTTCAGCCCGTCTTTCTTGACTTTAAGACCCCTACCTACAATGTAGTCAACCTTCCCCCTGACGATGGCACCGTGTTTCGCGGAGGTGTTATACAGGTCAATGAGGTAGTCGGGGTATCTGTTGCGCCAGTCCTTGTCTGTGCCATACAGCACCCATTTTGACGAAGGTATGACCTTCATTTCGGGCGCATGGTGCGCAGCGAATTTCAAATTGATGGACGATACGCGCTCACTCATGGACTGCGAAGGTAGTGTTGCCGCCTGAATATGCGGGTATGGTAACGGTTGATGCGGTGCCCGAAACTATGCACATGCCGCGCTCAAGTACGGTAAGGCCCGATGGATTGAGGTTCGATGCGCTTGAGTTCGCATAGACCGTGTAATACCATTGACCTGTTGGCCTCATGGTTACCTCCGCATCTAATGGGTCTGCGCCCGATGCCATTTCTGTAATGCTGAACTCGTTGTATCGGTCAGGCCATGCACTCGTGTCATCGGCCACGCAATACACCGTCTCATCGGTCTGGTCGCAACGAAAGGCCCATAAATAATGTGCTGCCGTTCCCTTCTCTGTGAGGGTGACGGTCACGCTGTTAGCCTGGCCTTGCGTTATTCTGACCATTAGGACAGAGCAATGAAGTATTCAATGTCAACGGCTGCGGTGTCGGCAATCGCGCTGATCGTACCGATGTTTGCGAACGCGCTGAATGGACTTGCCGCCTCAATGAGATTGTTGTGCAGCATGAATGATTTGCCAGCCTCCAGCTTGACCCAATAATGGTCAGATCCACCATCGGCAATCTTCAACTTAACGTAGTTGGCGTTGTCCTTATTGGTGATGCGCATGTACTTGACATTCGCCCCAACGAACGTGCCTGCGCCAACTGCGGTATCGTAGGCCAATATATCGACCTCTGAGGTCGGGATGGTCATAATTCGACCGTCCACCTCGTTGATGTCTGCGATGGTCAGCGTGTTGCTGTTGCCGTATGCTTTGCCGTTCAATGTGACCGACTCGGCCAGCGTGACCGTGAGCGTTGCGTTGGTGATTGTAGTTGCCATGTCTATCTGTTGTTAAAAGAAAAGGCGACCCCGTTGGAAGCCGCCTTGTTCTTGATTTGCGGTCATGTTAGGCCATTGAAGCCTGAGTAGATGAAGTGATTGAGGCCAGCATCTGAGCAACGGTTCCGCTCGATGGGTTCAGGGCCATTACCTGTTCAGTCTCAAGGCCCATGAATGTGAGTGTGTACCCGTTCAGGTCAGCTGCTGCCGTGCCTGTGGTCGCGCTTCCTTCGCTCAGTTCGAGGCCGTTGTATGCACCTACTACCCAATAGGTAGGGGCAGCATCCATCGTCTCAACGATTGCCACCACGCGATTCTGTGCGAGCAGCTTGATCTCGTTGCGCTTCGCGGTTCTCAGCTTGGGCAGTACGATGGTCAGCTTCGGTGAGTAGTGCAGACCGCCCGTGTTCACCGTTGAAACGATGTCATCGGTCAGTACACTTGTCTCCTTCAGTTGGTCGTACTTGTAGAACACGGTCGATGCAGCACCGAACGCGGTCACTTCGCCACTTGATACGGTCGCGGTCAACGCGGTGTAGTCGGTAAGCGAAGTGAATCGGACGGACTTAACGCCACCGATCGCGTCCTTGCAATCGAAAATGAAGCCTGTGGTAAGTGGGCAAGACATTTTTGTTCGGTCTTTGCGACTTAGGGGGCGGCTATCACACCGCCCCCGTTGTCAGGTTCATCAGAGTACGATCGCGGCTACTTCGCCTGGCAGGGCTATCTGCGTGGAGATTTTGAACTCCTGCGCAAATTTGACAACCCTGTCATCCTTCGAGTACCACACGTCAAACGCGGTGGTATCAGAGGCTCCATCCACACCGATGAAGACGTTGCTCTTCTTCGTGCCGTAGATGGCGTTGATGCTGTTCAGACCAGCCACAGGCAACACCTTGAGGTTAGTGCCTGGGAAGGTCAGCCCGCCCATGCGAGGATCAGGCGATCCTTGGAAGCCTCCGTTCAGGATGGCCCCGTAGGTTGCGCCACCAGCGATCAGCGATGCAACAAGGGCGGTGAACTTGTCATAGCCCATGTAGACGATCGTGTCATCGCCTTGATCGAGGCCGTTGTTTGCGAGAGCCATGTAGATCCTCATGCAAGCCTCTTGCATCGTGGACACGTTGAACGCTGCGATGGCAGACGAGTCATAAATGCTCGTGCTGTTCGCGTCAATGTACGTGCCGCCACCAATGGAGTCCTGAATCTGGAAGCGCAGACCGTCCCAGTAGGCGTTGTTTCCTGTACCCATCGGCACGGTCGAACCGACACCACCACCTGACGCGGTTATACGGGCCTGCCAGACGGCCTTGTCAACCTCCTGATTCACGATGTCAACGATGTAACTCGTGATCGCTTGGAAGATGGCCTCTGGGTCAACCTTCTCGCGCATTGCCCCTGCTGGGATTCCAGCGCGCAGGAAATACGGCTCAAAATCTTTCGGGCACCATTGCTGATTGATGCGCACCTTACCTGGCACCAGCAAGCGCTGAGTGATGGTAGTGTCACCTGTGGCGTTGAAACCGCAGGCATCGGTCTGAAAGTACACGGTCTGCGACAGGCGGGGCAACGCAGTATTGCCTTTGATGTTGTCCAGAACCGTTGCGTTCTGCATCATTTTGGCCCCGAACAGCGATGCTTTTACCAGCGGGTCTTGCCGCTCTTCAACATAGGCGGTTAAGCCTGCGAGATTGAGTCCCATGATTGGTTGTTGTTTTCTGAGTTAATGGTTAGTCGTTGATTCCGAAGATTGCCTTGTTCGCCACCTTGAGCTTGTCCTCCCACGACACATAGTCCTTCGAGAACTCAAAGGGTTTTGAATCGGGTTCGGTTGACGATGCGGCAGGTGCCTGTGCGATGTCCTGAACAACCGAGAACATGGACTTCAGCGAGTCGCGCAGTCCTGTGATCTCAGATTTCAGCGCAGCCATTTCGACCTTCGCAGCATCCAGTTCAGCCCTCATCGCGGCATCGGCCACGGGCGCGGGTGTCGGTTCGGTTGTTTTGGCCTCTTCAATCGGCTTGACCTCGGTGATTACACCGCCTGCGATGGTGAACACCGTGCCGTCCTGTGCTTCATGTGCGCCATCGGGTGCGGGTATCTCTTTGCCCTCGCTGTCCATGATGGTAGCAGTAGCCCCAACTTCAAGGGCGGGCGATACGCTTACCTGTGTGCCGTCAACAAGGGTAACAGACGCGGCCTTTACCTCAACAGGTTCGGCAGGCGTTTCTTCACCGAAGATCAGTTTTTTGAGTTCTGGCAGCCGTTCGGCCACCTTCTCGCGGATAGACTTCTCCATGCCTGTATATGCGGCATGAATGTGCTTTGCCTAAATAGTCAAGTCATGGACACAATTTCATGCCCGAGCCATGCTCAAGCCACGTCAACTCATCCACCTCTACCCATTCGGTGCCGCAGTCGTTCTCTACCTGAAATAGGAACGTGCGCCCGTTTGCTGTGGACGTGAAAGCGGTAGTATCGGTAATGATACCACACTCGCATTTATCGGAGCATGATGCGAAAGCGAACAGGGCGGCAATGATGGCAATCCTCATTCCGTGATCTGCTTAATGATCTCTTCAATGATGGTTTCGTCTTCGCTCACGGTAGGCCCATCCTTGAACATACCCTCAACGCTGAAACCTTTGAAGGTGCCGTCCTTAATGGTGGCCCACACCTCATCATTATCAACCTTGAATGATCCGAACCAGCTACCCTCTGGCAACGGGTCAAAGCCTTGCGGCACGGGCTTAGATTCCGATGTGATCCATGACTCAAATTGATAGACCGATTCGACCGATGTTTCGTGCATCAGGTTCGCGCCCGTATTTCGGCCATTCTTGAAGTACTTGTAAACGACGGCCCGAATGGTATCAGCATCGAAAACAACATAGTACTCCCGCCCGTCCTCATCGCGCCTGTAAATGGGAAGATCAGCCACCATTAGCGGCCCCGATACAATCCGTTTTTCTTCGTCCTGAACGGCAAATGTTTGGCGCGGTGCTTGACCGTGAAACGCTTGCCAGTTCATTTGAATCGCTGGGCTGTCAACAAGGGCCACAACCTCAACCCCCGTTTCGGTGTCGTTCGGGTCGATGGTCAGCTTGATAATGGGTAATTCTCTCATGGTGTCTGATGTTATCCGCCAAGGCCAAAGGTAGCCTGTCCGTAAATCTGTTCGATGTTGCTTTGAGTTCCTGTCATGGCCGTCTCAACCACAAACGCCTGAATCGGTTGAAGCTCGGCCTGTTGCGTGTTGACGAGTCCTGTGACGTTGGTGCTGACTGCTGCGCCTTGTGGTGCCGATGCCGTGAATGACGGCATATTACCTATCGCTGCGCCACCACCTCCGCCTGGAATGTCGGCCTTGTTAAGAATTTCAATCGTTGATGCGATCGCGCCCGCCACCGTGCCGACCGCAACAGCAATGTTGGCGATCATGTCATAAGGCGTGACCGAAGATTGAACCGCTTTCGATATGGCGGAGGCCGTTGCCGTTGCTGCGTTGATCCACACTTCAGCGGTCGCGATACCTTTCGCCACCTCCGCATTGTCGGCCATTGCAGCGGTGACTATCTTACCAATGCCTATGAGTGCATTGCCCGACTGCTGTGCCGCTGACCACTTCGCCTGCGCCACCATTTGAGCGGTCGCTATCTCCTGTTTTGCGGCTAAGTCGGTAGCGGCCTTTTCCTGTGCCCTGTACTTCGTGTCAATCGCTTGCAGCTTGTTATGAAGTGCTATCTGCATCTGTTCGCGGATAGCCATCTCCATTTCGCCCTGCCCCTGAATAACGGCAATCTTTCGCTCAAAGGCAAGTATCTCGGCCTGACGTTCCCGCTCCTCTTCGCTTTCGATGTTCTCCACCTTGAGGTCTGACAGTGTGGTCAGGTGGGCCTTGTATCTGGCCTGTTCGTCTGCCCATAGCTTCTCACGTTCGGCTGCGAGGGCTTTCAACCGTTCAGCCTCTGCCTCATCGCTTGCCTTTTTCGATGCAGCGGCCTCGCGAAGTAGACTGATCTCCTCAGTCTGCAAACGCTTGCGCCTCATTATGTTTTCGCGCTCAAGCTCGTAAATGCGGGCGCGGGCCTGTGCCTGTTCGTCCAAGATTGACTCTTCGCGACCTTCAACCTTTAGCCGTTGTTCAATGACTGCGAGACGAGCCTCGGCAATGCGCATCTCCTCGGCTGCCACCTCAGACTCTACCGCCCCTGCTTTTCTGATCGCCTTGATGCGTTCGTCAACAGAACGGTTGATGTCATCGGCAATGAGTCGGGCCTCCGCGATGGTCTTGTTCGCCATTGCCCGCTCAACATTCAATTCCCGTTCAGCGACCTTTAGCGCGTTCAGTTGCCGCGCCACCTCCGCAAAAGCGTTGGCCGATTCGCGGGCCTCTTTACCTATGTCTGCGATAGCTCTGCCTATGTCTCCGATTGCCTTAGTCGGGTTAGTGAGAAAAGACATTATGCCGTTGCCTAAATCCTTCAAGGCTTGCAGTGGGTTGCGGAAAGCATTGACGAGGGTTTCGCCTATCTTTTCTCCCACGTTAACGATGGCTTCAAATGCCCCTTTTAGGTAGCCGAGTGCCACCCTGAACTGCTGCGCACCTTTTTCTGATTCGGTGAAATATGCGTACAACGAGGCAAGGGCAACGGCCAGCGCAAGGATACCTGTTGATGCGATGGCCCCGCGCAATGACTTGAGCGATCCGCCAAATGCTGACACGCCTTCGCGAACTGATCCGAGCGCGTTGGCAACCTGACCGATGGGGCCTGGCAATGCCGAAGCCTGAGCCTCAACCGATTTGAACCCTGCGGCCATTTCGGAGGTCGCGGCCTTGGCTTTCTTGCCTGCGGTCTGCGCAGACGTGCCTATCTTCTCAACCTTCGCGTTGATGGTATCAGCCGCGTTCGTTGGCGCGGTTTCGATGTTGATCCGTAGACCTATCTCCTTGTTAACGTCTGCCATGTCACAGCTTAACTAAGCGATAGCCCGCGTAAATCACAATGTCTGATGTCCCTGCTGTCGGTGCGCCAGCTGGCACATAGACTTCCCAATCGGCCCCGCTAATCACGGCCTTACCGCTTGACACGGCATTTGCAGTCAGCGGGATAAACACATCGGCACTAAACGCCAGTGCATTTACCGCGCTCACGAAGTTGTTCGACCCGCCCACCGACCTGATGCGTAGACTTGTGTTCGTTGCGTAGGCAACACCCGCGTATGTCGCACCCATGTAGATATCGCCCACAGGAACAGCTGCATAGCCACTCGGAACGGTCAGCCCAAATTGCTTTGGGGTGGCGTACATATTCAGAATTTCAGCAGACGGTATTTCAAGACGGACGTAGCGCAAGGCATTAACATCAATTATGCCATTATCAGTCCTGACCCACATACGATCATCAACCGTATTCAGGAACAACTCGCCCACGTACACATCGAGGGCATCCCATGTGCCGTCCGTGTGGTCGGTAGATGGCGCGACCGTTGGCACTTCGCCTGTGGTCGTGCTGCGCTTAATCCTTATGCGTGAATCTTGGTCGGCCATTAGTTCAAATCGTTATGGTAATCTGCGTACAAGTTGGTAACGGTATCCTCTCCGCCATCGATGACAAAGATCGGGGTTGCCGCACTCAATGACCTAACCTCATCCTCACCGCCTTCAATGACCCCACCGAACAGCGCAACCTCCCCGCCATTGATGACGGTGACATTTGACTTCGTTGCCGTGTAGCCTGTTGTGGATAGGATGGTCACGTTGTTAAGTCCATCGGCCACGGTGTTCTCATTGCCGACAATGGTCACATTCTGAGTGCCAGCCCCTATGGTGTTGCGGTTACCTGTGACATTGAACCCGACAGCCGTGCCGTGTATGGTGTTGCCCGTGCCTTTTACGGTGCCCTGAAATTCAGGGGCGATGTTGCCCGACCGCTGGCGGATTGGATCAGGCGATGATGGCCCCTGTTCGATCTCAGCGAGTGAACCGCCCATCCTTCGCTCACGGCCCTTTACCAATGAGAACTCTATTTTTTTGAATGGGTCGAGGTCGAGAATCTTGAGCAGTTCAACCTTCGTCAGCTCATCGCTAAATGGGTTGTAGTCCATTACACGGTTCAACCTCCAATACACCCCATCTATCTCGATGGTGTCTCTGAAGTCGAGCTTGATAATGTCGAGCGGGGTCAACTTGAAAAACGCGGTCATCAACTTGCTGTCCTTGTCAACGATCTCGCGATATTGCCGCAAGTGGTATTCATTGAACAGATTGCTATTTGTGTAGAACAGCTGACCGACCAATGCGCTGACAGAATAGTATAATTCAAACGGTATCCCCCAATTGAGGTCAAAGGTCGGTGCGTACGGGTTATTGAGGTGGCCCGCGTATGGGTACTCGTCCTGATAGATGTCAAGGTTAGTGGCGGGCGGAAAGCCCGACCTGAACCGCCAACGGGGTAACGATGGCAACAGGCCCGCATAGTACAAAATGCGAATGTTCGCATCGGTCGGTTTCGCCCCTTCGCTGATGTCGGCATCGTAAATTTTCGGAATGATACGATTCGACCCGTAATCATTGTTAAGCGGTGTCGGGCTGAAAACAATGCTTACCTCGGTGCGCTTTGGCACGAAGTCGTTGTCTATTTCAAAACGCCTGCTGCCATACGTGCGCCCGTGGGTGTTCTGGTATCGGCTGTTGTAGTAATCGCCATCCTCCGAATACTTGAACATATATTCCCGCGCGGCAAGTAGCCCCATCGGGGTCAGTTCGATCGGGCTGTTGTGGTCGATCTTATATGTCCAGTCTCTGCGTGTTCCGTTCGCGTAGTACTCATCCCACGTCTCAATGATGTAGTGGTCTGGTATGTCGGGCGATGGGGTCATTTGCAGATTGAACATCCGCAGCACCGACACGAGAAAGTCCTTCATACTCACATCAGGAAGATTCTGAGTGACCTCGTATGTGCCGCCCTCAAGTAGCTGACTGACTGACGGGGTGACGGTGAACGATCCGCTAACTATCTGATGGCCGATGTAGCTCGCTGTGTTGCTGTTGACGGGGTTATCATAATCAGGCGACCACCCATTAGGCCCATCGGCTGCAATGTGAACATACACCGCGTCACCCGCGTAAGTGTCCACCTCGTCTGACTCTACCGTTATGGTCTGATCGAAGATCGGAAAAGGCCCTGTGCCGACTGAGCTAACCGCAAAGATGTCGGTAAGGTTCCACTCAATATCAGTTGAACCTATAATGTTCAATGACCCATCAGCCGCACGGTAATGGACTATTTCGAGGCGTTGCTGATATAGCCCCGATGCAGGTGCAAGTGATCCGTTGATGTTGCTGTTGTACCATAGTATCAATTTCACCGATGCGGAGTATCTGTCGCGTCTGTGCATCTGATAGATCTGATACTCGTATTGCGGCCCCGCTGGGTTGAAGTTCGTGCCGTTGACTAAGTTGCCTGGAGTGTCCAGTATAACGTATTGGTTAGACGGGTCATTCGTCTCAACCTCAAAGCAGACCTTCGCAGGCACAACACCGCCACCACCCAACGCTAAAAAACACGAGTGATTTCCGAATGTGAACGGCTGCCCTGTTGTAAGTAGGGTGCGGTTGTGCAGATTCTGATCGATGACCTTTTCAACGAGCAATGAATTGCGCTCTCGCTCATCGTCTCCGATCATTGGCACACTTGTCAGCGGCACGATCAATCGCTTGAAGCCTGCCGTGTCCATGAAAGCACTCTCGTAGGTGCTGTTTGCGTAGGCGAAGATTCTATTTATGACCTCTTTAACATAGATAGCTGGGCGCATATCCTCGACATGATAGACCCGATACCCGTCAGAATAGTATAGCGTATTGATGCCATAATCAATCATCGGGTATACGACCCCCTCGCCTATCGGTGCCGTCCATGTGTCAATGATGGTCTGCCTCTGATATGCGTGATTGAGGTCTGAGCAATCGATGTATGGCGCGTAGACTGGCAACGCCCCCGCCACTACATCCTGTTCGTTTGTGATGTAGCGGCCATTGATCTGATAGTCGGCAATACGAGTAAAGATGTTCGACAGCCTGCCGACGAATACAACCTCGTAGTCTATCCGCTCATTCAGGATAAGCACCTTGCGCAACTGAATGACCCCATCGAACACGGGGGCAGAGTCAACATAGACCTGAACGGCTGCCTTTTTATTCGGATTGAAGTTTATTTTGATGTTCGGCTGCCCCGATGTTATTATGTTGCTCACGGCCACATCGAACACATGACCAAATAGCTCATTGTTATTCACGGTGCCTGGACATCGAACGGTCTTGCTGAACTCAGTCGCGCGTGTCTCGGGGTTGCGAACATCAGACACCTGATAATTGAATGAAAAGGCCATGCCCGACTGAACATCGAGCGAATGACCCTCAACACGTACTTCGGTATTAGCCACGGTGCGTTCGTCCGTTTAGTGCGTACGAAAGATCAAACTGCGCATAGATGACCCCATCCTGAACACCGCGCATCGTGCGGTATTTCTTGTTGAGTATGTTCATGGCTATAAACGTTCCGTCTGATTGCTCAAGGTACACCTCTGGCGAACGGTGCAGAGTCTTCATCCATACGCTATCCGCATCTGTCAGGTGGTTGCTGTTAACCGTTAACCGCATGGGTACGTCTGAGGCATATTCGACCGTGCCGCGTGATTGTGTCGTGTATCCGTAGCTCACGGGCCGCGATGCGAGGATATTGTGTTGCCGACCGAATGTTGACCGCTCAATATCCTCTTCAATAACCGACTTCAATGTGAACGTGTAGGCATCGAACCCGCCCAACGGATTGAGCCAATGCAGCCGCACCCGTTCGTATTTCGCGCAGTCTGAGATGTTGAAGGTGTATGTCTGCCCAACGGTGAAGCCGCCTGAATTACGAAACGTCACGGTGTAGCTGCCTGCCCCGATAAACGAGACGGGCGAACTCATCGCGGCAAGGTCGCGGGTACCAACGGCCACCCGTGTGCGTCTGCGCTTGCTTATGACCGATGGAATGATTGTGCTGCCTATTGATACCGAACCGACCCAATCAGTGAACGGATTCGCGTATGTGTATGTGTTCAGTAGCCCGCCCGTGTAGTCGTATGTGCGCACCCGCATATCATAGGGCGAGTCTTCCGTATCAGTCAGGCAATGCAGAAACAGGCTATCATTGCTGCCGATGGTCTGAGTGTTCGCTGCCGTGGTAAGGCACCCAACGCCCGATGCGTTTAGCAGGTAGTCGGCCTGATCGTACGAAAGAAAAGGCACAGGGTCGAACACCGCGTTAAACACGTAATTCATTGGGTCGGTAAGCAATATGATCTCCTTGGACACCCATGCGGTGCCGTTGTAGTATTGCGAGATCAACGCAAGCCGATACGATGTAATGCTGTTCTCTGCCAGCATCCAAGGCGAAAGGGTGTAGTCGCGCGGGCCGTGAGTATATGACAGGTCAACGTCAACTATTCGCGAGGGGTCGAACACAACACATCCGCCTGTGCCTGCGCGAAAGCGATACTTAACTACCGCGATCGGGTCTGACAGGCTGCCGTCTCGCCATACATTGATCTGCATCCGCCAGTTGGCAAGGTCGGCATCTGTTACGTTTGTTTCCCTGACTACCCACGGCTGCTGATTGTAGGCGGGCGAGTAGTCGGGTGGGCGTTGCTCAATTATCAGCATGTAGGTATATACCTCTCAGGTGCGTTTTGCCGCCAGCTTATCATTGAGCGCGTCAATCATTGCGCTGAAGTCATCGACCGCAGCCGTGCCGATTGCCTCGGCCATTTCGTCAATGATGCCTGATTTCTCAACTACATTCGTAAAAAAGCGGTTGCCCTTAGTTCCTTCGCGGGCTATCTTGCGACTGATTAAGTATGCCAACGACTCATGTTCTTTGATGGGTAGCTGACCACGAACGCCCAATCGATCAAGGACGTTAGGCATCGCAAGCCAAATGAATATCTTAGACCGTGGAGGCCACTTGCCCGCCTTTCGACCCTCGTCAACGAACCTGTAGTAGTCAGCCAGTTCAATGTCTAAGGTCAGCCTGTTAGCCCCGTTGTCTGAAATGGTGAACCCGATTGACTCTTCTAGATTGCCCGATGCCGATTGCTCACTTTGCTGCAAGCCATCAACGAGGCGGTTGACTATTAAGCCACCGTAGAACCTAACCGCTTCTGCGACTGCTGGGCCTGCCATGTTGATTTGGCTTTGTAAAACGCTAACCTGTTGAACACCTCTAAAACCGTGAGGCTAAAGTAGTAGCCCCACTTAGAACTATCGCCATTCGCTAACGTGTCCACGACATCCATCCACCCATACGTTGCGTGAAACCTGTCCACATCCTCAACAGCCGTGTCAGTGCTGCCGAATAGACCAGCATACGCTTTGAATAGCGCAGGTAGTTGGACAAAAAAAAATCAGTGTTCGGCTTGACCACGGTCACGGGCAAGTCAAGTACGGCCTCCGCCACAGCCTCATGCTCATCAGCATTGTAGTGATACCCCGACCACGGCCACCGACCGCGCTCAACGAGGCAGCACGCGAAAGCATTGTGCAGGTTCTTTGCCGCGTCTTTTTCGTTCTTGACGAAGTGCATCAGTCCCGTGAACGCCCCGTAGCTCATCGCTTTCGGGCTTGACACCACCCTATACTTCGACCCGTTCAGCGTCAGAGTCTCCTGCCGTTTGGCATCTATCGGAGTCTGCAAGAATTGAAGGGTCTGCCATACGTGCTGAAATGAGGCCACCGACCACGTTTTAATTTCGTCAATGTCTGCCCCCGTGAAAATGCTGATGGCCGCATGAACCTTGTCAATGTCGGGCGCATCTTCGCTCATCATGTCTGAATAGGCCATGTACTGCCGTAGCGTGACCTGTTGCCATGATGTGGGGACGGTTACTGATTTAGCCATTGCCCAAAAGTAATTGCAAGCGGTTGACATTCACACCATCCATTGACCAATCGCGTTCGATGTCTGCCCTGAGTGCCGCCCCACGTTGCGCAATCTCATCGGCACTCATGGCCTCCGCCTGCGCGATTGCCCGTTTCCAGTCGGTGACGTGAATTACCCCATCAGACTTGAACGGAAAGTATGGGTGCATGGCCTGAACGAATATCGGCCTACCCTTTGCGCCCGCCTCAAGTATCTTTAGATTCGATTTGCATCGATTGAAGGCTGTATCCGCCAATGGTGCGACCGCAATCGATATGTGGTCGTAGAATTTGCCGTAGTTCCAAACGTCCATCGCTGTGCCTACCTGAAAGGGCAGCTTCCCGTGGTCGCTCATCATTGCCGCCATCGCGGTGAACTCCTGTCGGTTGCTATCGTTCAGCCCACACAACAGCCGATTGCCAGTCCATCCGCGCCACGCGCCAACGGTTAGGGCCATATCAGGTAGATGGGTTGCGCCTGCTATGTAGCCGATCGTGCGCACTTCGGGCAACGGTGTGACTTGCCATTGCTCATCTTGCAGGGCTATCGCGTTGGGCACAATGGACACGTTCGGATTGAGCGGCCTGCATCTCTGCGCCAACGCCTCATGCGTTACCCATACCGCATCAGCCTGTTCAACCGATCGGGCAATGTTCGGCCCTACTTTCTTGTGTTCGCGATAAAGGATGTGCGATGAGGGTAACACCCAATAGTCGTCAACATCGCATATCACTTTTACGCCCCGTGCCCTCAATTCGGGTATCACTTGCCCCGCCTCATCGCCCGCAAGGAAACGATTGAACACCACAACATCAACAGCAACAGCGTCAACATTCGCCAAAGGTATCGCGTTAAACCGCGTTACCTCATGGCCCTGCGCTGCCAAATGTTCAAATGGTCTTGTCAGTCGGTGGTAGTCAACACCGCCATCCCTTTCGGAAACGTAGCCTATCTTCATCGAATTGAGTATGTGCCTGATCTCGCTTTCAGTACTTCCATGATCGCGTACCGCGCGGCATCGATGGCGTGATTGTTCGCATCTTCGGGTTCGTTGGTTGCCGCACCCGCCTTATCCGTCTGCCAGCAATATGACCTTAGTTCGCGTATCAGGTCGATGCTGTCTGATGTGACGAACATTCGCAGCCCCTGCATCTTCGCAATGCCTGCCCGAACGCTGTCGGGGCCTTTTACCGTTGGGCGTATCCTGAACCCGTGCCGCCTCAGTTCTTCAATGCTTTTCGGTTCGGCTGAGTCTGCTATTATCTCGCTGCCCTTCATCCATTGCAGTCGGTTCGCGATGTCGGTATTGATCAGCCCGCGTTCGTACATGACCTGCCGAAGATACACGTCCGTATCGTTGGCAATAGTGACCTCCACTACCGCTGTCTGGTCGTTTGAGAAACCCCAATCGAGGCCATAGATCCTGCGCCTGAACGATTGCGGCACTTCGTCAACCTGTGACCAGTTATTGAACACAACGCCCTGCAATGAGCCGACTTCGCCAAGGCCGTACACGCGCCACCAATTAGACCAATATGCAGAGGTCGCGGCACGGTCGCGGGCGGCCTCAATGTCTGCCCGTATGGTTGCGGGCAATGCCTCATTGTCGAGGTAGGTCAGTATCAAGTGTTGCGCATCAGGTTGATTCAGCACCTCAGTATGCGCCCAAAATTCAGCGGTCGGGTTGAAGTCGATGTAGATGTCTCCACTCGTCCTGATTGCCAGCTGATAATAGCTGTCAAAGTCTATGTTGTTCGCTTCATTCATATAGAGGATTTCGCGCCTCGCCCCGCGCAACCTTGCCTCCTGATCGGCACTAAAAAACTCAATGTAGCTGCCGTTTGTGAACGAGTATGTGAGTAGCGTTCGGTTCCACCCATCTTCGCGCCATCGGTTAGTTGACTGCATGATCTTAGCGAAGTCCTTAATCGCACCCCTGCGCAAGTGCGGTACCGACTCGCTAACAACGCTTATCTCAGATCGCGGGTGCCGCGCTGCATGGTCTATGAGGACGGCCAATATGCCAAACGTCTTTGATGCCGATGTGCCGCCCTGAATGACCTTTTTCCGCGCAGTCAGCCCGCGCAGCTTTCGGATCGCAGTAGTATAGATGAAGTCACTTGTCACCGAATAGCGGCTGTTCCGCTTTTACCTCAATCTCTTGCTTATCTGTCAGCCCATTCAACCGCTGAGTGATCGATGGGTTGTACTTGCCAAGTAGCCCGCCTGTGATTTGATCGGCCCTTATCTCTTCGCGTATATGTGAACAGATGGTAACAAAGTCATCGTATAGGCCGTCCTTATTAAGAAAATACTGCTTTACCATGCCTCCATTATCAAAGCACCAGACATTAAAACCCTCCATCGTGAGGGGTAGTTTTGGGTAATCCTCCACCCGTTCACCATCACGTCCCACGTACTGAACTACGGGCCAGTCTTTAGCAGCTTCCTTGAGGTGGTCTTTATACCTTGACCACGCTTCGGCAAGTTCGTCTGGGTGTTTGAATGTTCGTGTCGGGTGCATGGTCACTTCACTCTTTTAGCGGGTACCCCAACGTAAGTACCCGC